ACTTGTATGTAAATACCAAGACAAAGAAAGAATTATTAAAATTAATAATAAATTTGTTCCAATGAATCCTAGAGAATGGAACACAGAATACAATGTAACTGTGAATGTAGGTTTAGGTACTGGTAGTAAATCTGAACAATTAGGTGTTATGCAAATGGTTCTGGATAAACAAGAACAAATGCTTACTCAATATGGTCTTGCAAACCCATTAGTAAGTTTAAAACAATACAGAGATACATTAGCTAAATTTGTAAACATGGCAGGATTTAAAGATGAATCTGGATTCTTAAAAGATATTACACAAGAACAGTCAGATCAATTAGCACAACAACAAGCAGAAAATCCACAATCAGACCCTAATACTGAAGCAGCTAAAATACTTGCACAAGTAGAAAAAGAAAAAGCAGAAATGAAAATGCAATCTGATATGGCTCAACTTGAATTAGAAAAACAAGAGCTAGAATTAAAAGTGCAAAAAGAAATGTTAGAACTGCAACAAAAAGAAGTGCAGTTTGAAAAAGAAATGGCTCTTAAAGAAATGCAATTAGCACAAAAATCACAAAGCGATAATGACAAAACAAGAGTAACTGAATCTAAAGAACTTATAAATGCTTTAGATAAAATTAAAAACATTGCAGGTTAAATGGATAAACAAGCAGAAATAAAAAGTGTATTAAATACTCAATCATTTATTAATGAAATACAAGAGATGATTAAAGAGTGTTACGCAGATATAGAAAATTCCAATCCAGAAGATGTAGCTACAAGAGAAAGAGCTTATCAAAGGATTAAGGCAATAGATAGCATGATGACTAGACTTCAATCTGTAGTCGATAGCGACAAGATTAAGGATAAATCATGGACAATATTATAGGCATTTTGCCTATATGGGAACGCCACACCTAGATGGCATAAGGAAATAAAATGAGTGAAGATACCACGACTTCTACACCAGTAGAAAGTGGAAACAGTAATTTACCTCTATCAGTAGACGAAGCAACATCTGCATTTGAGGGTATGTTATCCACACCAGAGGACTCTAACGAGCAACCAACTGAAAAGGAAGAAGATACACAAGAAGCAGAAGTAGAAGAAACTGAAGCTGAAGCTGAACCAGAAACTGAAGAAGTTGAAGAACTTGAAGAAGTAGAAGAAGAAGCTGAAGTCGAAGATGAATCCGAGATTGAAGAAGATGAAGAAGTAGTTGAGGAAGAACAAACTTTCACCATCAAAGCAGCAGGTGAAGAAAAAGAAGTTACCCTTGATGAACTTAAAAAATCTTATCAACTTGGCTCTGACTACACTAAAAAAACTCAAGAAGTAGCTGAACAGCGTAAAGTCATTGAACAAGAAGCTAAAGCTATTATTGAAGCTAGAAAAGTAAGAGATGATTATGCTCAAAAACTACAAGCAGTTGAACAATTCTTGACTGGTACTAATGACAGTCCAGAAGATTTAGCAGCTATGAAAGAGAACGACCCAATAGGATATGCAGTTAAGGTCGCAGAAATGACCGAAAAGAAAGAACAGTTACAACAAGTGCAATCTGAACGAGAACGCCTTGCTCAAGAGCAAAACGCAGTAAGAGCAGATGAAATGCAAAAGTTTGTAGCAAATGAAGCACAAAAACTAACACAATCCTTGCCAGAGTTTTCAGACAAAGCCAAAGGCGAACAGATCAGAAATGAGATTCGCAATTATGGGAAAAAGGTTGGTTTCACAGATGAAGAGTTATCTCAAGTCTATGATTCTCGCCATGTTTTAGTGTTACACAAAGCAGCACAATGGGACAAACTTCAAGCATCTAAATCAGGTGTAAAGAAGAAAGTCGCAAAAGCTCCAAAAACTTTAAAAGGTGGAGCTAAAGTAAAGCAGACTGTAACCGAGAAACAGAAAAAACAACAGAACAGGTTACTGCGAACTGGCGATGCTAGGGATGCAGCAGCTTTATTTGAAAACTTTATTTAATAGGAAAATATAACTATGGCTTCATTTCATACTTATCAAGCAATTGGTATGCGTGAGGATTTATCCAACACCATATACAATATTGCTCCGACAGAAACTCCTGTAGTTTCTTCTATCGGAAAAACAAAAGCAACAGCTACTCTACATGAGTGGCAAACAGATACACTAGGTGCAGCAGCTAATACAGCTCTTGTCGAAGGTGCAGATGCAGCAGCATTTACAGCAGTTCCTACAGTTAGAGCTACTAACAGAACTCAAATTTTAGGTAAAACAGTTAATGTAACTGGTACTCTTGATTCAGTTGATAAAGCTGGTCGTAAGACAGAAACAGCTTATCAGTTAGCTAAAGCTGGCCAGGAATTAAAGCGGGATATTGAGTACGCTATTCTTGGTAATGTTGCTCCAGTAACATCAGCAGGTAGTACAGCACCAAAGATGGCTTCTATTCAAACTTGGATCAGAACTAACTGGACTACAGTAGGTACAGGTTCGCCAGCAGCTCCAGCGAATCCTCCTGGTTCAGCAGCTAGAACTGCAACTTCAACTGGTACTACAGCAGCGTTTACAGAAGTAGCTTTAAAAGCTGCTATGAAAGCAGCGTTTAATTCAGGTGGTAGTCCAACTATGTTAGTTGTTCCACCTAACCAGAAAATTAAAGTATCAGCTTTTTCTGGTATTGCAGCTAATCGTGTTAATACACCTAATGCAGGTACTACTACAAAAGCAGCAGCTATTGTAGGTGCAGCAGATGTGTACCTATCAGATTTTGGTATGCTTTCAGTAATTCCAGAAAGATTCATGACTTCTGATTATGCATCAAACAATGGTGAACAAGCTCTTATTTTAGACCCAACAATGTTGTCTTTAGCAACTTTAAGACCATTCCAGTCTAATTTACTAGCTAAAACTGGTGATGCTGAAAAGCATCAAATGCTTACAGAATTAACTCTGCAAGTAAATAATGAAGCAGCACACGCAATCGTTGCTGATTTAAACGCTTAATTACACATTAAGTATTTAGGTATTGCCCACTTCGGTGGGCATATCTATTTTTAAGGATAATTATGGCACAAGATTTTAAGTTTAAAAACGCTTGGTCAAAACCAATAAAATACAGACACCAAACAAAACATGATGACCATGACAATGATGGTTATGTGATAGAAACAAAACAAGATGTAACAGATATTATTGAAACTAATAAAGAAGAAATTATTACCAAATCATCAGGATGGGGTAATGAAATGTTTGATAATAAAATTGCATCTATACCAATGACAGTAATTGATGATCTAAACCATAAAAAGATTATGAAAGGGTTTCAGGTTATTGATGTTAAAAAATTTAAAGAATTTCTAAATCATCCAGACAATAGATTTTTTAGAACAAAACAGGGCAGAATCTAAATGGCATTTTTTACAGACTATGATACTTTACAAACTACAATAGCTAATTATTTAGCTCGTAGTGATTTAACTGCATCTATACCTGAATTTATTAGGTTAGCAGAAGATAGATTAAGTAGAGATTTGCGTATTAGACAAACATTAAAATTGGTTACAACAACAACCACAGGTGGAACTGCTACAGTAGAATTACCAGCAGACTTTGTGGCTATGAAAGATATTCATATATCTTCAAGTGACCCAATACAAACAGTTAATTTTCAAAGCACAAGTAATTTCTTTAGAAATACTAGAGCTACAGCATCAGGTATTCCAACTTTCTATACGCTTTTAGGAAGTGAATTTCAATTTGCACCAATTCCTGATGGTGAATATACAGTTCAAATGTTGTATTTCTTTAAACCTGATTACTTGAGTTCAACAGTTTCGTCAAACTTATGGTTAGCAAACACACCTGATTTACTGCTTTATGCAGCACTTGGTGAAGCAGAACCATTCTTGATGAATGATGAAAGAATTGCTACTTGGGCAGCATTGTACGACAGAGGAGTAGATTCTTTAACTAAATCAGATGCAGAGGGCGAGTACCCTGCACAACCACTTTCTATAACTTTAACAACGAGGTAATTTATTATGGCAGATATGTCAGATTATTTAGAAGTAAAGCTTCTAAACTTAACATTGAATGGGTCAGCTTTTACAGCAGTAAATAACCCATACATTTCTTTACACACAGCAAACCCAACAGATGCTGGTACTGGAACAGAAGTTTCTGGTGGTTCATACGCTAGAGTAGCTTCTTCTTTTGCAACAGCTTCTGGTACAGGTGGTTCTGTAGCTTCTGATGCAGATGCTACTTTCCCAACAGCTACTGGCTCATGGGGAACTGTAGGATGGATAGGTCTTTGGGATGCATCTTCTAGTGGCAACCTACTTTACCATACAGCATTGGATGCAGCAAAAACTATTGATTCAGGGGATGTATTCAAAATAGCATCAGGCAATTTAACAGTAACATTAGCATAGAGGATTAATCATGGCACTCGTTGTAAAAGATAGAGTAAAAGAAACCACTACGACTACTGGTACAGGAACTATGACATTAGCTGGAGCAGCAACTGGATTTCAGTCCTTTGCTGAAATAGGTAATAGCAACACAACTTATTACGCTATAAAAAGTGGTAATAATTGGGAAGTAGGTCTTGGTACTTATACTGCATCAGGTACAACTTTAAGTCGTGATACAGTATTAGAATCTAATAATAGTGGTAGCAAGATCACTTTAGCTGGAACAAGTGATGTATTTTGTACTTATCCAGCAGAAAAAGCTGTTGTTCAAGATTCTACTAATGATGCAATCTCACCACAATTTAATGCGACTAATGGTATTTATACAAACAAAAATGAAGTAGCTACAAATTATACAATAGCTGCAAATCATAATGGAATGTCTGCTGGACCAATTACTGTAGCAAGTGGTGTAACAGTAACTGTTTCTAGTGGCTCAACATGGAGTGTAGTCTAATGTCAGTAACTATAAATGGAACAAATGGTGTTACATATAATGACAGCACTATACAAGGTACATCATTAATAAAAAATAAAATTATTAATGGTAATTTTGATATAAACCAAAGAGCAGTTTCAGGAACTGTATCTTTATCTGCTGGCGTTTATGGTCATGATAGATGGAAAGCTGGTTCTGGTGGAGCTACTTATACATTTGCAACATCAGCAAATGTTACTACTATAACAATTACTGCTGGTACATTACAACAAGTTGTTGAAGGTGCAAGCTTGCAAAGTGGTACTCATGTTTTATCTTGGACTGGAACAGCACAAGGAAAGATTGATTCAGGTTCTTTAGCAGCTTCTGGTGTAACAGGCACAGCAACAGGTGGTACTAATTTAACTGTTGAATTTGCAACTGGAACAATATCAAAAGTACAATTAGAGGTAGGTTCAAATGCTTCTACTTTTGAACAATTACCAATTCATCAAACTTTAGGATTATGTCAAAGATATTATCAAAAATATAAAAATGATTCTGGAGCAACTGGCGAAGGATTTTGGGGAACTGGATTACAAGATAGCACAACATCTTTTGTAGGTGGCTTTGTTTTTGCTACACCAATGAGAATCCAACCAACTGCTTTTGAAACATCAGGAACAGCTACAGACTAT